GTTTTCTTGGTCACCCCCTTTACCCTCCGTGGGTAGGGGTGGGCAGAGAGCGACCGTACCCCAAGGGGTACCCTTTGAGTCTCGACTCAAAAGTTACTATCTTCAAGTAGATAGCGTTCCGGACTTTTTTGTCCGTACGATAACGGGAAAATTCCGTCGTCGTTTTCACCTCTATGGAGGTGTTTTCCCTGAGAAACTTTACCTCAGAGATTTGCATTGGACTCTCCAATACAAATATATTATGAGCCGTCTTTACGGCTCATATAGTTCCTTCTTCCAGAAGAAACTCTCCATGACTTTAAGGTCAGGGAAATTGTCGACAATTCGACAATGGTTCTACACCGCTGACGGTGTAGTTTACCCATATCTAATATCTGGATATGAGGACCACATCATTGTGGATTCTCTAACGAAGTATGCGTTAGAGGGGTGTGCAACCAATTATGCACACTTTATGTCCTCTTTAAAGAAGACAAAAAAACTGATGCGAAAATATGCAGCAGTTCACAACATCGTTAACGATGGTGTGAGTGTTCCATTTACTGGTCCACTTCGGCAACATATGAAATATGTTTCCTTATTCAACTCCATTACGTGCGGAGTTGAACGGAAGAGAGAACGTTTTCGTCTCCTCCTTCTCTGGACTCAGTCCAGGGCGACGGGTCTATGTGACGCGTCGATGATCGAGAAAAGTCTCGACAAGTTCAGAAAAACAGTTTCTGAACCTACACTTCCTTTGGAAGTTGATGTAGGAGTGTTACAATCCTGCATAAGATCCGATAATGTTACCGGATTGGAGGCACAAGTCTCCACAGGACCGAAGTCCTGTATTCAGAGTCCTCAGGCTCCGAATAAACTGGAAGGAAATTATTACCTTCCAGGATCCCGCCACGATGAAGTTGGTGGGCAAACACGATATCTTTTATATCTGTGTTCCCATAAAGTTCTCTTTATGGAATATGACTTCCAAACGTTGGAAGGCAATCCTTGTAATCCAAGGCCAGTAAGATCTTCAAAAGACTTACTATTGTGGGCTGTTCAAGAAGCAGTCCACCATAACACTGCGGTTCGCAGTGTTAGATTCCACTGTGTCGAAGACCAGTCGAAAGCACGGTCCATAACCGTGGCACATTATGCCTATCAGGTCATAATGGGAGCATTTGCACATGCTCTTGTTCCAGCAGTATACTCCGCTGAAACTAAAGCCGGTCTTTCAAAAGACCGGAACTTATGGAGATTTCTCCATGAGCAACTGGCGCCAGAGTCGCCAGAATGGGATGGCTTTACTGGCCATTCCGTCCAAGCCTTTTGTACGGACTTGGAAGAAGCCACCGATTTTGGAAATTGGTGGTTTGCTCGGGCCGTATGGTCCGAGTTCCTAAGGCAAACGTCTGGCCCTAGGCAGCCAACAGGATTAATGCTGTTGGCAAAGAGGTTATATACCTCTCCTCGCCCGGTGTTTCACCGGGTGAATGGGAACCAGTATAGCTGGTTCTTCACCAATCGGGCATTCCTGATGGGTGACCTTTTCACAAAGGTTGTCCTGACCATTGGTCAGGATTATAATGTCCGGAAGAGTCTTCTGGATTCCCCCCTCGGGGGTTATATGACGAATCGTCATATACAACGTACGGTTTCAGTGAGACCATACAACCTTGAAACTCTCAAGGAAACTGGTCTCGCAAAGCGAGATCCAGTACGTCCCAAAATATCTGGGGCGGCGTACTCCCTCGTTGGGGATGACGTTATAATACTATACGTAGTATTATCAAGGAATATGGTCTTAGAACCATATTTCCGACGCTCTGCCGAGAGCGGCGGTTGGAAGTTATCGGAAGACGATACCTTCGACAGTAAACACTTAATGTTTTACTGTGAAGAGGGATCTTTAGTTCCCTCTGGCCCTACAAAGGCCTCCCGCCAAGCTATTTGGCGAGGAAGGGTAGTCGACTATCTCGACTATCCTCGTATTCGTCTCCTCTTACCTGTCAAGGTTGAGACGAATACATTCTCACATACTAATGTGGGAAGATTCTCCCTTCTTGGAAAGGAGACTCTGTGGACCATTGGCACAGCCAGTGATCAAACTGTGACGATGTTCGCCATAGCTTCGGTACTTCAACATTTGATGGTACCAAGGGACATAGAAACTCTATGTCCCTACACCCCCTTAGAAATAGGAGGTGACGGGGCATATGACCCGGATCCTGAGTTTTTTACTCAGGTTATCTCTGTAAAGTCAAAGGACCCTGCAGAGACACTGTATAGAATGCAGTGTCAATTAGCCCGAACTTGGGCTAATAAGTTTGTCAGTTCTGACAAACCTCGAGGTGGTGTTATGAAACAACACCTCATCTTACCTACCTTAGATAGGTTAAGAAAATGGATACCTGAGGCATCCATTATTGTCCCGCCTTCGGTGGAACATGCGGAATTACTTTCCGCACTCCCCAGAGGAATTCTGGAGAGTCCCCAGTTAACATTCTTTAAACTGGTGAAAAGAGTTTATAACTCTTATCTCTTTAAAGGGATTCTCCTACCTAACTTAAGGGTAGGATCAGACCTCTCTTCAAAAAGAGGCCAAACTCCAGAGGCAGAGCTATGGAGGTTCTTCCGTTCCAAAGGAGCGGATGATAAGGATAACGTTGAACGTTATCTTGAAAATTGGAGGCGACCAGGCTTCCAATACCGAAATATGGATCCATATTTCGTTGTGCCATTTAGGCACCGGGACATTATGTCCTTGGGATGGAATTGGAAATTCCGTCCTGAACGTCCGACTGAAGTCAGCCGGATCGACGTCCATAGCTTCTTGGACGTCATACTCCACAACAAGGATGTTCCATTAGTTGTGGATAGGCTCAATATGTTTTTTGAGTCTGATCCTCTGATCATGATCAGAGTACGAGATAGGCCCGAGATTCGGGGCCTTATCACGCTTATCTCTAAGGATAAGCGTCTGGCACACCAAGTGTGTCGATGGATCCGGTCTAACCGAGATCCATTATGTCAGGTCCAATTAGTGGACCCGATTTTCTTCCTCCTTGGTAGGATGGAAGAGTTTCCAGGAAGTATACATCTTCCTGACGCAGGTTCTATCAATCATCTTGGTAGAACCATCGGCGACTCAAATTTCGCCGAAGTAGAGTGTAACCCTAAAAGGATTACACGGGAGTTTAACTTCCCCGGAGTTACCTCCGTTACCTTGGATGGTTTTAAACCTCCAAGGAACCGTCGGTCAATCTTGACCGAAGGACCTGATATCGGTGAGATACAGGATCTGGTTGTAACTAATCAACCAGCAGTTCAGCCATTCATGGAATGGTTGTTTGAGAATCAGGCCTCACAGACCGATTCTTCTGAGGTTCCTGTATTTCAGGAATCCCTCGTTCAAGGACAAATCCTTCAACGATCAAGCATCCGACCCCCGTCGGATGCAGGGGACTATTCCCCATAAATACCTACCATAGTCACACTATGATAGGAACTGTCCATGGACAGAAGCAGCAAAAGGGCCAAAGGGCCATTTGCCGTTCGC